AAATGCCTGATTATGTTGAACATGACCCAAATAATGATGCAAAAACAGGTTCTAGAGCAAAATATGTAAATTATAAACAAAGTGATCTTGGGCGCAGAAAAAATCCTGATGGTACAACTGATCGGGGTGGATTAAGCGATAAAAAGAAAAAAGAAATGGGAGTCGATGATAATGAGTAGAGAATTAGTAGATGCTATTGTAGATAATGATAATGTTACCGCACAAACTGTTTTTAAAGATGCTATGGTACAAAAGGTTGGTGACGCTTTAGAAATTAAACGTAAAGATGTAGCAAAAAACTTCATTCAACATAAACAGGAAACAGAAAGCGATGTCAACTAATTTTACTGGTGTTTATCAAAATGTTTTAGAGAAGGATGAACATAAGAAATCAAAGTCTTATAAGAAACTTTCTCCGAAAATGAAGGACGCTGTAGACGAAATTTTTAAAAAAATGGACTCTAAACCTTCTGATTTCCTAAATACTTTTGATAAAACTATATTAGCAGTATCTAAAAAATTCAAAGTGCCTGAAAAGGATTTAATAAAATACTTTGAATCAGAGATGTTATCAATTTAGGAGTGAACGATGGCTGTAGTCCTACACGAAATTAAAGATTCAGACTTTGAGTATATAGTCAAAGTCACAACTACTGGAACTAATAGTGCAGCGTCTGTTCTTGATGCATCTGCTGCAGAAGGTGCTGCTACTGATCCAAGATTAAGTTTAGTTGCCGTTAGTTGGTCGGTGTCTTCACAGACAGATATTATATGGGATGCAACATCGAATATTGTTGCTCTTTCTGTAAGTGGTAATGGTAATTATGGTCATACACATGATATGATATCAATTCCAAATAATGCTGGCAGCGGTGTAACAGGAGATGTTCTTCTTACGAATGCTTCCGCTTCTGTTGGATATCTAGTATTAAAGTTTAGAAAAATATCTGGTTACGACAACATAACATAAGGATATGCCAATGAGAACATTAAAATTAATTTCTGAGGCAGTTGAAGATGCCGAACTTCTTATAGAAGAAAAAGAAGATGGTAGTGGAAAAAACTACAAGATTCGTGGTGTCTTCATGCAAGCAGATATCAAAAACCGAAACGGTAGGGTATATCCTCAACACATTTTAACAAAAGAAGTTGCTAAATATAACAAGAATTTTATTAAGGAAAATCGTGCTTTTGGGGAACTTGGACATCCAGACGGTCCTACCGTCAATCTTGAACGAGTGTCCCACATGATTACTAAATTACATCCAGACGGCAAGAACTTCATTGGTGAAGCAAAGATTATGGATACACCAATGGGAAAAATTGTCAAAAATCTAATGGACGAAGGTGCCAAACTTGGAGTTTCCTCAAGAGGAATGGGAAGTCTCGACCAAAGAAATGGTGCTAATTATGTGAGAGATGATTTTTATCTTGCAACTGCTGCTGATATCGTCGCAGATCCTTCCGCTCCTAATGCTTTCGTAGAGGGTATTTTGGAGGGAAAAGAGTGGATTTGGGATAATGGTGTCGTACAAGAGGCGGAAGTTGCTCGAATAAAAAGGCGATTAAATGAGAAAAATCGTCGAAAGCGTGCGAATATCGAAGCTTTAGAGTTCGCATTATTCCTCAAGAAACTATAATTTATAAATAAATACTATAAAATACAAGGAGACCACCTTATGTCCAATACAAACGAATTAGACAAAACTATTGAGGAACTTGAGGCTGAGGTTCTTGCGGAACTCGATGAAGCAAAAACCAAACAACCCAATGATAGCGGGTTAAAAACAGAGCCTGGTTCTAAGATAGAAGGAGAGCGCCAAGACATGGGGCCTGCGGTTGTTAGTCCAGATGCAAAATCTGATCCTGGCAAAGCAGCAACAAGTAAGGCGAAAGAAGTAAAGGGCGATGCTCAGCAAAAAGGTACAAAATCCGCTGAGAAACCTAAAGCTCAGGGTAGTGCTTCGAAACTCAAGACGCCTGGTGATAAAGAAAAACTCGCAGCTGGTGATGACGTAGATCATGATGGCGAAGATCTAGCTGAAACAGAAAAGAGTAAAGAAGATCACCTCGCAATCTTCTCCGGCATGAAAGAATCTGAACTCAAATCTATGCTTGATGCTTATAAGTCAAGTCTTACTGAAGATGATGATGAAGATGACGAAGAAGAAGATGAGGATGAAGCTGCCATGAAGAAAGCAAAATCCGAATCATTTATTAAAGAAATCGATGTTGGAAAAGATGTTGAAGCTCTAGTGAATGATGAAGATGATCTTTCTGAAGATTTCAAGAAAAAGGCAGCAACCATTTTCGAAGCTGCAGTAAAATCACAAGTACGAGTCGAAAGTGACCGTATTATTGACGAAGTTACTACCGAAAAGAAAAGAGATATCGAAGCTTTCAAATCTGAATTGACTGAGAAAGTTGACACTTATCTTAATTATGTTGTAGAAGAGTGGACTAAAGAAAACGAACTTGCTATTGAGAGAGGTCTCAAGGGCGAGATTGCTGAAGATTTCATTTCTGGACTACAACAGTTATTCACCGACCATTATATTGATGTTCCTGATGAAAAGTATGATGTTCTTGAAGCACAATCAGACAAGATTTCTGAACTTGAAGAGACAATCAATGCTGAAATGCAAAAGAATATCGATCTGAAGGAATCAAATGATGAATATATGCGTGATCAGGTTATTTCTGAGGTTTCTGATGATTTAGCCGATACCGAAGTAGAGAAGTTTAAGTCTCTTACTACGGATGTGGATTTTGTTGATGCTGATAATTTCCGCCAAAAGTTGGAAACACTGAAGGAGAGTTATTTCCCGAAGGTTGCCGTTGATAATAAAGATGTAACAAATGACGAAGATGATCCAGTAGAGGAGTTGAATACGACACAAGCCATGAAAACATACATGTCTGCCATTAGTCGTAATTCGGTCCGGGCTTCATAATTTGCCATAACTTATGTTAAACAAAAGTTTATATTTTATAAATATAACAAATAACTATAAAGGAGAAACAACAAATGTTTCAAACAGAGCATCTCCAAGAGAAATGGCAGCCAGTCCTAGAACACCCCGACCTTCCAAGGATCGAGGATTCCTATAAACGGGCCGTTACTACTCTTATTCTAGAAAACCAAGAAAAAGCTTTAAACGAAGATAAGGCTTTCTTGTCAGAGTCTGCTCCAGTTAATGCCATGAGTGGTGGACAGATGGATACTTGGGATCCGATCCTAATTTCTCTCGTTCGCCGTGCGATGCCTAACCTCATTGCTTATGATGTTGCTGGTGTGCAACCAATGACTGGTCCTACTGGACTAATCTTTGCGATGCGTGCTTCATTCGCTTCTCAAGACGGTGCAGAAGCCCTCATGGATGAGGCTATGCCTGATATCACTAACCAAAACGCTGCCGGTACTATTGGTGGTGGTGATGTTGGAGCAACAGAAACCAACCCAGCTGTTCTTAATGACAGTCCTTCTGCTGGTACGTATGTAAGTGCTACTGGTATGACGACTGCTCAAGCAGAAGCGTTGGGCGACAGTGCTGCAAACGCCTTCTCGCAGATGGCGTTCTCAATCGAAAAGTCCACAGTTACCGCTGTGACCCGTGCCCTCAAGGCCGAGTACACAATGGAACTTGCTCAGGACTTGAAAGCCATTCATGGTTTGGATGCAGAGACAGAACTTGCAAATATTCTTAGTTCTGAAATTCTTGCTGAAATCAACCGTGAGGTAGTTCGTTCTCTGTATATCACCGCTGTAAAGGGTGCTCAGATTAATACAACTACTGCCGGTATTTTCGATCTGGACACCGACTCAAACGGACGGTGGTCAGTTGAGAAATTCAAAGGTCTTATGTTCGCTATTGAACGTGACGCCAATGCGATTGGTCAACAGACTCGTCGGGGAAAAGGTAATATCATCATTTGTTCAGCAGACGTTGCGTCCGCTCTTCAGATGGCTGGTGTCCTTGACTACACGCCTGCTCTTAACAACAACCTTAATGTTGATGACACTTCTACCACATTTGCTGGTGTTATGAATGGTCGCTTTAAGGTTTATGTCGATCCGTACTCTGCCAATGTAGCTGCTTCGCAGTACTACATTGTTGGTTACAAGGGTACTTCACCTTACGATGCTGGTTTCTTCTACTGCCCATACGTTCCTCTACAGATGGTTCGTGCGGTTGGTGAGAATTCCTTCCAGCCCAAGATTGGTTTCAAGACACGTTATGGTCTTGCTGCTAACCCGTTTGCCGCTGCTGGTGCAGTTGCAGCTGGTGACACAGTTAACACTGACGGTTCTCTTGATGCGAATACCAATGCTTGGTATCGCCGGGTTAAAGTCACTAACCTTATGTAAAATAAGGGGTCTAATAGACCAAACTAGAGGGTGCTGGAAACAGCATCCTCTTTTTTTATAGGCACTTGACAAGACGTGACCATTGTGTTAGCTTAGGTATGTTGAGTTTAAAGAACAAAGGTCCATAGTTGACATTTATTGAATCATGAATACTAAAGAGCTTCAACAGAAAATCATTCACCTATTGAAAGAGAATGGTGGTGAAATGAAGGAAGATGAGGTATGCGATATATTAGGAATCGTTTCATATGATATTCCTTGGGGATACAACATAGGATGGGCCCAATGCTTACAGCCAAATCAAAAGTATCATCTCATACTATCTGGAACAATGTCAGTTTAGTATCATTCCATGAGCTCCTCCCACAAAACCCTAATAGAACCCCCTCACAAAACCCTAGGAAAACCCCATCAGTGAGAAACTATTTTGAAATATAACTTATAAATACGAATATGAAGACATTAAATTTAGAGACTACAGCGCCATTTCAAGGACTAGCAGAACTTGTTGCTTATGAGGAAGGCCTCTTTGCATTAGAGGACCTAGATATTAATTGGGTAGATCGTGATCCAACAGAAAATAATGTGCAAATTATAAAACCTACTGCAATAGATATTACAGACCCTAGTGAAGTAGACCCGCACTCTAGTCATGGTAAATTATTTGAGCAGGGTAAGGCAGATATGTATAACGCCTGCGAGTGGGGCAACTATTGCCGTGTTCAAGATTCTGAAGTGGAGAGTGGTAGGCAGATAGGACGCAGATCAATTGTATCATTTGCCGGACTTGTAGTAAGACCAGAATCCGAAGTGTATACACCTCAACAGTTAGCGGGTAAATTGGTAGGTGTTCCTTTTTATTTTGGTACACACTATCTGGCATTACATATGCTTGAAGGGTTTCTAGAAAGAGATCAGATAAATCTTTGCAGCGCACCGAATGGATCACGCCATCGTTATGATGCGATGATGTCTGGAACAGTTGAAGCAACTACATTAACAGAACCGTATTTAACTTTTGCAGAGAAAAATGGATGTAGAGTAGTTGCAAGTGCTTTCTATCATGGAACAGAAGTTGCTTCTGATAAGGTTGACGCAGAAACCTATGCTAAATTTAATCGAGCAGTATGTGAGGCAGTAAAACGTATCAATGCAGATAAGAAAAAATATTTACAATATTTTATTGATTACCACAAAGAAAAAGACCCTGAGATTGGAACTTTATCTGTTTCTGATTTAAAGGGGAGTAGAATTGTAGTAGTAGAACCAGCACCTATTCCAGAGGATGAACTAGAAAGAACAGCAAGTTGGATTAAAAGCTGGGGAATGTTAACATCAACAGAAAATCATAATGATTTAGTCAACAGGATAATTTAATAAGTCAAACAATGCAACATCTAGTTTCTATAGATGATTTAACAGAATCAGATATTGATATACTGTTTTATCGTGTTGAAGATATTAAGAACAACCCTCATCGTTTGAAATATCATCTTCATGATAAAATTCTCGCTAATCTATTTTATGAACCTTCCACAAGAACATCATCTTCCTTTGCAGCCGCTATGTTCAAACTTGGCGGCAATGTTATATCTATTAATGATGTAAATTATAGCAGTGTATCGAAAGGAGAAAATCTAGAGGACACAATAAAAACTATGGGTCTTTATGCTGACATGATAGTACTACGTTCTCAAAACGCTGGAGATGCACAAAAAGCAGCAAAGATAAGTGAAGTCCCTATAATAAATGCTGGTGATGGAAAGGGTGAACATCCCACACAAACTTTATTGGATCTGTATACAATATATAAGAATTTTAATCGCATAAGGAACTTGACAATTACGTTTGTAGGTGATATAGTAAATGGTAGAACAGTTCATTCACTTTCAAAATTTTTAGAAAAGAACTGTGTGATAAATTATTGTAAAACATATGATGTAGATAAGTTACCAAAATCAGATGTTTATTATTTAACTAGAGTACAGAAAGAAAGAGGTAGCACAGGATCATATCAACTAACGAAGGACCATGTGAAAGAAATGCCTGATAATTGTATTGTGATGCATCCATTTCCTAGAAACGAGGAAATTCCAAAATGGTTTGATGATGATCCTAGAGCGAAATATTTTGAACAAATGGAGAATGGACTGTATATTCGTATGGCGCTATTAATGTCATATAAATAGTACATGCATGTATTGGTAAGACAGAAGCATTTAGTTTTGGTCAACGTCAACTATTTTTTGCCGGACTACGTTCATTTGGTTCAAGAGTTTATTTGGCAAACAGAGGACTATGTACCTAAATTACCAAGGGTACATAAATTCTTAAATTACTGGCATGAAGAAATAGATGCAGTTATAAATGAGGTTTCTATATCATATAATGATGAATTTAAAATGCGATATACGAATTTCATTAAGGAGTGCAAATAATGGCAACACTTAGAACTTTGCAAAGACAACCAGATAAGTTGGACTATGCTTCACCCACACAATTTAGGTGGCAGATAAATCAGCTACCTTTAGTTGAATTTTTTAATGTGGCAGCAAATTTGCCAGGCATAAGTATGAGTCCGACTATACAACCTACGACTTTAGGAAGAGATATCCCGATTCATGGTGATAAAATTGCTTTTGAAGAATTATCTATTAACTTTGTTGTGGACGAATATCTTGAAAATTACATAACTCTACATAATTGGTTATTAGCAATAGGGTTTCCAGAAAGTCGATCTCAATTTAAGGATTGGAAAACAGAATCATCAACTGCTAATGCGGCCGCTACTACTGCACAATCATTGTATTCTGATGCAGTTTTGACAATTCTCTCTAATAAAAATAATCCTATTGTTCAAGTTATGTTTAAAGATGTATTTCCATTAACACTTAGTGGAATTGATTATACTCAAGAAGCAACTGATGTAGAATATGTTACAGCATCAGCAACCTTTGCATATCAACTTTATGAGATAGAAACACTTTAATATGGATAAATTGAAAGAACTACAGGAAGAGTCGAAAGCAGACCTTGCTATAGTAAACTACGAACATTTAGACCAAGAGTCATATAAGAATCAATTAATAAAACCGAAATGGCTTGAATATAAGTCCCGTTTTGAGTTGTTGTTGTTTCGAGCAAAAGCAGATCATACAAAACTCTATCGTGAGAAATGGGAGTATTACGGCGGTAAAGCTGAAGCAAAAGTCTATGCTGCAAAACCTTTCGATATGAAGGTATTGAAAACAGACTTGGGATTGTTTATTAATTCTGATGCAGAAATTATGGAACTTCAAGCTAAAATAGGATATTATGAAACTGTTATAAAATATATTGAAGGTATTATTAAATCTATTGATAATAGGGGCTGGGATATTTCTCATGCTATATCATGGAAAAAATTTGAAGCTGGGATGATGTGATTTGAGGGTCTTGGGTGTTTCTGAAGGGTTTCATGATGCCGCAATATGTTTGTTAGAAGATGAACATATAATTCATGCCTCGCATAGTGAAAGATATAGCGGTACTAAGGGAGATAAATGGATTCATTCTAATCAATCGTTTATGTTACCATTACCCGATGTTACAGCGTATTATGAAAAACCATTTCTAAAAAATCTTCGGCGACTGTATGCTGGACAAAAATGGCATACTACGAAATATAATTATGATGTTTCTTTTTATCATCATCAGTCTCATGCAGCTGCTGGATATTATACCGCCCCCTTTGATGATTGCAATGTTTTGGTTATAGATGCAATCGGAGAATGGGATACTATGTCCATTTGGGACGGTAGTCTAGAGAGGGGGTATCTGGGCCGAAAAACTCATCATCTTAAAAAGATTTGTTCGTGGAAATATCCTTACTCTCTGGGACTTCTCTATTCTGCTATCACACAACGCATAGGTTTAAACCCTAATGTGGATGAATATATCACAATGGGCATGGCAGCATTTGGTGAACCCAAGTATGATTTGGAGGATCAGTTGTGGGAAAACAACCACAGAGGATTAAAAGATATTTGGCCTAATGCAAAGAATGAAGATCTAGCTGCATCTGTACAATTACTTTATGAGAAAGAGCTACTTAAACTTGTAGAACAATGTCCAAAGAAAAATCTTGTTATCATGGGTGGATGTGCATTGAACTGTGTTGCAAATTCAAAAATAAAAGATAAAAATATCTGGATTATGCCTGCTCCTGGCGATGCTGGTAGTGCATTGGGTGCAGCTGCATTAGTACAAAAAAAGAAGTTGAAGTGGGTTGGCCCATATTTGGGTCATGAAATAACAGTTTCTGTGAATCCTAAACAAGTTGTAAACGAACTTTTGAAACGAAGGGTTTGTGGTGTTGCTCAAGGTAAAGCAGAGTTTGGACCTAGAGCATTAGGGAATCGTTCTTTATTTGGTGACCCTCGTTATGACATTAAAGATACAGTAAACGCAATCAAACGTAGACAAAAGTTTCGCCCATTTGCACCCGCTATTTTAGAAGAATACAAAGACGAATACTTTGACGGTCCTATGAATGAGTATATGCAGTTTGTCGCAAAGGCAAAACATGACTATAGTTCTGTCACACACGTTGATGGAACTGCGAGGGTACAAGTGGTAAAGAAAGATTGTAAATCAATTATAAGACCTATATTAGAAGAGTGGTATGAGCAAACAGGGTGTCCTATGCTTCTTAATACATCTCTAAATATAAAAGACAAACCTATGGTAAATACTTGGAAAGATGCTTTAGACTTTGAAAAAAAGTATCAGGTGGCAGTTTTTTAAATTATGGATGTTGAAAAATATATTGGGTACTATAAAAATATTGTGCCAACTGCATTATGTAAAACTATAATGAATTGTGACTACAACTTTCAACCATCTACATATTCAACGCATCAAGGTAAACAAGAATTAAAAGAACCAAAAGAAGGTTGGTGGAATGAGCGTGTGAGAATGGATGATTTTTGGGTACGAAAAGATAACATATTTTATGATGAGATTAAAGAATGTTTTGAATCTGTTATAGCAAAATACAAAAACGAATTTCCTTTGTTTATAGTAAACCATACTACCGATTTTCGTATCAATCGGTATTCCAAAGGTGGGTTCATGTCTAGACATGTAGACAACATTCACCACAGTCACGGCCAACAGTATGGATACCCTCAAGTATCTGTGCTTTTATATCTTAATGATGATTATGGGGGCGGCGAATTTTATGTTGCTGGTAAAAAATTTGAACCAGCAAAAGGTTCTGCAATTATATTCCCTTCTAATTTTATGTTTCCTCATGAAGCAACGAAGGTCACAAAGGGAACAAGATGGAGTATTGTAACATGGCTGATGTAAAGATACATAAATGTTTTCCTACTATAATCTATGAATTTAAACATAAAGATTTAAATGAAGTTATGATGGATTCATATATTAGACAAGTAAGAAAAAATCACAAATATCATACAGAAGATGACTTGCATGTACTTTCTTACTTTAGCCACTTGAGAGATAAAGTTAAGGAAGTATCTGGCAAATACCTTGATGATTTAGAATATGAATATGAGAAGTTAGAAATTACTGGTATGTGGGCTAATAAATTATATGAGGGAGATTCACATCCACCGCACACACATTCCAATAATGTTCTGTCTGGCGTATATTATTTGACTGCATCAGATAAAACGTCACCTATTCAGTTTTTCGATCCAAGAGTTCAAGCCCATGTCTTGAAACCTAGAAATAAAGCAAACTGGAATAATGCTAGTATGGTTCAATTTGATTCTATAGAAGGTAATGGTTATATTTTTCCTTCATGGTTGCAACATTGGGTTCCCCCCACATCAGATGAACGTATAAGCATATCATGGAATATATTGGTTCGTGGGAATTACGGAGAGCCAGATACATTGCAAAATGCTCATATCTAAGAAAAATGAAGTATATCTTGTTTTATCAGATGTAGATCTTTCTACTCAGAAAGAATTATCTGAATACTTTACTTTTGCTGTGCCTGGTGCTAAATTTATGCCCATGTATAAAAATCGTATGTGGGATGGTAAGATAAGATTATACAGTCCAGGCTCTGGTGAAATTTATGTTGGGTTGTTACCATATATAAAAGATTACTGTAAGAAGCATAAAGTAAAATTTACTATAGAAGTAGGAGTAGAAAATGAACGGAATGTTGTGCGTGAGGTTGTTGGAGGCTTCGTCAAGAGTCTCAAACCAAAATCAAAAGGTAAGTCCCTCAAGGTTAGAGATTATCAGCTGGATGCTGTTCAAAGGTCCTTATCTAGAAATCGGGCTCTTATTGTTTGTCCCACTGCTTCTGGTAAGTCTCTTATAATTTATGCACTAGTTCGATATTATCAAATGTCAGGACTAAAAACTCTTATTCTTGTACCTACTACATCATTAGTGGAACAAATGTATACAGACTTTGAAGATTATGGGTGGAGCTCTGGTACATATTGTCAAAGGATATATCAAGGCCATGATAAAAAGGTAACTAAAGATGTAGTCATATCAACGTGGCAATCTATCTATAAAATGCCAAATAAATATTTTGAAGATTTTGATTGTGTTATAGGGGATGAAGCTCATATGTTTAAAGCAAAATCTCTTACAAACATTATGACTAAATTACATAACACAAAATATAGATTTGGATTTACTGGAACATTAGATGGTACACAAACACATAGATTGGTTTTAGAGGGGCTATTCGGAACAGTAGAGGAAATAATAACTACTAAAGAATTAATGGAGAAAAAAACTCTTGCTAATTTAAAAATTAAATGCATAGTTTTGAAGCATGCTAACATGCAAGGAAAAATGACCTATGCAGAAGAATTAAAATATTTGGGCACATCTTCAGAGAGAAATACGTTTATTAGTAATTTGTTATTACATCTTAATGGGAATACGCTTTGTTTATTTCAACTTGTAGAAAATCACGGGCAACTACTTCATGATAAAATTAATAGTATTATATCTCAAGATAGTTCTCGTAAAGTGTTTTTCATTTATGGTAAAACTAGTACGGATGAAAGGGAAAAAATTCGTGAGATTGTTGAAAAAGAAAAGGATGCCATTATTATTGCCAGTTTCGGCACCTTTAGTACTGGCATTAACATTCGTAATCTTCACAACATCGTGCTCGCTTCCCCATCCAAATCTAGAATTAGAGTCTTGCAATCAATTGGCCGAGGCTTGCGGCGTAGTGAGAATAAAATGGAAATTTTAATATTTGATATTGCTGATGATATCCAACAAAAAAATTATACAATAAAACATTTTATGGAAAGAATTAATATCTATAATAAAGAACAATTTGATTATGAAATAAATAATGTGTCTTTACCGAAAAAAGGCGATTGACTTTTTCCCCTGTATAGTGTATTATACGAGATAATATTAGGAGTAAAAATGGCTAAAGCAAAAAGTGTTCATTATGTAAATAATAAAGAGTTTTTAGAAGCGATGGTTGCGTGGAAAGACCTATGTGCAGAAGCTGAGAAATTGAGTGAACAACGACCACCGATTACAAATTATATTGGAGAATGTTTTGTTAAAATAGCAACTCACTTATCCTATAAACCAAATTTTATAAATTACACATACAGGGATGAAATGATATCAGATGGCATCGAAAACTGTTTACAATATGTTGCGAACTTCAATCCAGAGAAGTCGCAGAACCCATTCGCATATTTTACTCAAATTATCTACTATGCTTTCATTCGAAGAATCCAAAAAGAAAAAAAACAAAGTCACGTCAAAAACAAAATCTTAGAAAAGAATGTTGTAATCCCTTATTCAGTAATGGAAGGCGATCATACCGCTTATAATGTTGGGCAAATAGATTTACAAGCTTTTCTTCCACCAGAAGATGTATATAAACCAAAGAAAAAAGCTGCGCCAGCTAAAAGTAAAAATTTAGAAAAATTTATGGAAGAAAAATAAATGGAGATTGCTCTAATTACAGATACCCATTTCGGGGCTAGAAATGACAATCAAAATTTTAACGAATTTTTTTATAAATTTTATGAAAATATTTTTTTTCCTACCTTAAAAGAACGCGGTATAACAACTTGTGTACATTTAGGCGATGTTATGGATCGCAGAAAATTTGTGTCCTATAAAATTGCTACAGATTTTCGTAAGCGATTTATTAATGTTTTTCAACAAATGGGCATAGATTTACATATCATCATCGGCAATCATGATACCTATTATAAAAATACGAATGAAGTAAATGCAATGGAGGAGCTTGTCGGACAGGATAGATTTAAAATCTATACAGGGCCAGAAGTGGTAGATTTTGATGGAGTCCCTATTCAGTTTATTCCTTGGATTAATAGTGGGAATTATACTGAATCTATGTCAGCATTATCTAAATCACAATCTCAAATTGTTATGGGACATTTGGAAGTTAATGGTTTCGAAATGTATAAGGGATTTAAAGCAGATGGTTCCTATGATAAAGATCTATTCAAGCGTTTTGATATTGTAATGAGCGGACATTTTCATCATAAATCAGATGATGGACAAATATATTATTTGGGTACACCATATGAATTGTATTGGAATGATTTTGATGATCCTAAAGGGTTTCATATCTTTGATACAGAGACTAGAGAACTTGAACGTATAGTAAATTCGCATATAATTTTTGAGAAGATTTATTACGATGACAGCATCAAAGATTATAGTAAAGAGGATGTCTCTAAGTATAAAGATAAGTATGTTAAACTTATTGTAGTGAATAAGAAAGATTTATATCAATTTGATTTATATACAGACAGACTTTTAAAAGCAGATGCTTTTGAGGTTAAAATCATTGAAGATTTTTCTGAGCTTGATGCTGATAATGTTTCTGATGATATTGTAGAAAATACAGAAGACACGATGACGTTACTAGAGAAATACATTGATGAACTAGACGTTACTTTAGACAAAGTTAGATTAAAAAATAAAATGCGACAACTCTATACGGAAGCACAAGACTTAGAAATATGATAACAATGAAATTGGTTGATTGGAGAGTGGCAACACTTTTTGTTCAAGCCAGACATTATTCACCTGTGATGCCTAAACTAACTAAGAAGTGGTTAGGTGCATATCAAGACGATGAACTAGTGGGTGTGCTTACATTAGGTTGGGGTACGAACCCTATGGGAACGATTAAGAAGATGTTTCCAGAGTTGACTACTGGTGATTATTATGAGATCGGTAAGATGTGTATGGACGATGAAATGCCTCGTAATTC